GAACGCGGTTGGACTTAGGTCGATTGCTCGGCTGCGAGATGTCCACGGCTTTGTTAGTCCCTCCTTACACGATCCACAATAATCTCGTACCACAACGATCACGCACTTACTCGCATCGTCCTTCCGGCAGACGAGCAGTCTAAACGGTTTGTCACCCCAGCGCCAGCGCCCTACCGCTGCGTACATCACCAGCTCACCGCCACGGCCACCCTGTGCTTTGGACTTGTACGGCGAGCAGGTGTTCTTGTAGCCACCCACGCAGTACTGATCGCCCTTAGGGGAGGTGCTGCCATACCAGGTCGCCACGCCGCTGACTGGCACGCCGCTTGGCGTGAGATCTGGTCCTGTGTTGCCGGTGAGCAGCGTCAACCCTAGGAGAAGCGAGACTACTTGAGCCATACCGTCACATACCCTTCCAAGACAGGAAGGTTGCCACGCTCCTCTAGCCACTGCCGCACGAGCGCACCCTTGCCCTCGGTCGGTGTGATGCAGTCATCTACCGCGATGATGCAGTCCGCTGGTAGTCGTTCGTAGATCGCTTGCAGCTCACGCAAGTGGTGCTCTGCCGCGTCTAGGCTGCCAGTCTTGTAGTCGAATGAGTCCAAGTACAGCAGCGAGATAGACGATGCGTTGCCGAAGTGTCGGAGGAAGTCCACAGAGTCGCCGACGGTGACGCGAGCGCTCGGAGCCAGCGCGCGAGCGGTGTTGACATTGTCTGGGTTGATGTCGACCGAATAGGCGAAGCCGTCCAACTGCCCTGCAAGCCACGACCAGACCACGGTGCTCTGGCCGTCGCCATTCCAGTTGTTCTCCTGCCGAGCGCAGCCGGTCTCAACGATGAGCGTTGGCTGGCTGAAGGATCGTGCGATTAGGATGTCGGCGATGAAGGTGAAGGCAGACCAGCGGCGGCTCTCTGCGAGATGCGGCGCGAAGGTCTTGGCGAACCCTGCGCGGAGCAGGGTCACATCTTCCCTACTCACTCTTAGGGCCTAGGAGCGCGACGAAGTCCTCAAAGTCCAAGACAATCATCGTGCGTCGCTTGGTGCCAGGTCCAGGTGCATCGCCTACAACAAGCGCAGAGAGCTGCGTAGCGTTGCCCTTGACCGAGCGGAGCCAGCCGTCGTAGCGCTCCGAGTAGGAGCCGTTGCCGACCTTGCACTGGATGGCGATCCAGTCGGACTGCACATCCGTCTTGCCGCCGTACTGGCCGACTCGCACGCCACCGATCTTCTCGGCGACCTCACGCTCGAATGAGTTGCCCTTGTTGCGTGCGCGCTTGCCGCGCTTCGCCTTCTCGGCGTTCTGCTGATCAATGTCTAGGTCGCTCATCTTGCTCACTTCTCTACCAGCCTTCCTAGCCGTGCGTGTCCGCCGTCGGACAGCGTGAACACAGACTGTTGCAGTTCTAGGTGACCTGCCTTGTACAAGTCTGCGATGGTTGCGCGGTTGAAGATGTGTTCGTTGAGGAAGAACCAGCCCTCCGGCGCAACAGCGTCGGTGTAGCGGATGCTCAACTTGGCGAACTGGCGACCGATCTTGGGGTCATAGCACCAAGCATCTGCGCCCTCTTGCACACAGCGGATGCCCTCATCCAGCTCAGGGGTGAGGATCTCGATGTGACTCACTTGACGCACGCCTTGTGCCGCCACTCAAAGCGGCGACCCTTCTCGTGGATCACGAGCACGCGCGTTGCAGGAAACACCTGCCGCTTGGGATCGGTGTAGTCAATCACCTTGCCGCACTCGGTGCAGTTGGTGACCGTCCATACCGGCGGCTTGGCCGCTCCTGCGCGCTTGGTCTTTACGCCTGCCATTGCAACGCCCTCCACATCCAGACCACTGTCGCTGCCGTGGTGAGCAGGTAGATCATTGACGGCGCGATGCCCACGCCGCGCTTGACGCTCATTGGCAGACTAGCGAATACCACCAAGAACAGCGCGGTATTGATCACGATCAGTGTGATGCCGAGATAGGCGAAGCCGCTCATAGATCGCACAGCCCTGACAGGAGCGCCATGCGATCCGTTGCCAGTTCAATGGCTCCCTCAATGCTGTCGCCCTGGAAGGTCAACTCAGACCCAGCAGAGTCAATGAGCACCACCGTCCAGAGTGGTGGCTCACCAACTCGCACTAGGCCGTCGTAGTGATAGCCGAGCTGCGCGGCTCGTGTCTCTAGTTCCGTTAGCGCGACATTGCTCATGATTCCTCCTCTGGGGATGCCGACCACTTGCCGTTATCCACCATGTACTGCCTGAGGATCGCGTAGGACTTCTCCGCTGTCAAGTCTGTCGTGTCGATCTGCAAGTCATACTCGGTCTGGAGGTAGCCGTGCTCGGTCACATCGGCTGCCCCTTGGAGCACCCCACGGCGCTCGGTGCGAGCCGCTGCGGAGGCAAACACACGCACGATGGTGATCCCTGGGATGTGCTGCCGGAGGAAGTGCGCCTCCAGTGGCAGACGCACATCGTCAATGGCGATTGGCCGCCCTAGCGGTGCCAGACGGTTGAACGCGTCGTGCCACGCCTTGATCCAGAAGTAGGCATCCAGTTCTCGCAGCTGCGCGCCGATGTCTTGCAGGATCTCGCGGCCTGAGGTCTTGACATCCAAGCCTAGGCGGCGCTGCTCGTAGTGCTTGCTCTTGTCGAAGTCCACGCCGTAGGCGAGCGATGCCACCTCACGGATGGTCTGCGCGATTGGCAGCACGATGTACCGGCTCTTGCGCCGCTCCTCCAGCATCTCTGCCAGCGTGCTCTTCCCTGATCCCTGTGGTCCAACGAATGCGATGTGTGCGCTCACTTGGTGTCCTCCTCTAAGTTCAATCCCATACCAGGTTGCGCTGCGGCGATTCTCGCCTCAATGATCGCAACATACTCTGGATCTCGTTCGCAGCCAATCCAGTTCACCCCTTCGCCAATGGCTGCAACTGCCGTAGTGCCTGACCCCATAAACGGATCAAGCACCGTTCCGCCCTTTGGCGTGACCAGCCTGATCAGATAGCGCATCAGCGCAACTGGCTTCACGGTTGGGTGGATGTTTCTTGTTGCTGTTGAGCTACTGATTCCATCAAGCGAAGCTCCTCCGCTTCCAAACATTTGACGATTAGCGAAGCCTCCGCGTTGATCAAGCCCAGCGTTGCGCTCGGCGCGGCTTGCCTTTGCAACATAGAAGAATCGTGAAGCGCCGCCTCTGTCTCCGCGTTGTTCTCTTTGCACTTGGTAGCCAGTGAACCAGGATCGACTCTCCTTTCTGTTTATCTGGGTTTTGTCAATAGTGCTTAGGCTCACGCCGCTTTGCTCATCAAGCAGTGCGGCGGCCTCCTCATCAAGCAAGATGTTGGCTGGCCAGCGACCACCTTTCTGTGATGCTACAAATGCGTTTGGACCTGGCTGATAGTTGCCATCAGAACCGTAGATGCTAACTGCCTTTGCGCCGCCTCCAAACTTATCCTCCGTCCCAATCCGGCTTGCGTCAATGTTCAGCGCGCCAGTGCCGTGGGTCAGCACATTCTCGGCAACGGTGCCAATGAGCGGCTTTCGTGCCAGCACGATTGGCTCAACGGCTGGCTTTAGTGCGGTTCCCCAACCTTGCCACTTCTTTGCTGCTTCGGTTGATGGAGTGGTGAAATAATGCAACTCTGCTTTTGCGGTTTCTCCTGCACCGCTGCCATCTGGTTGATGGAAACCAGACTTCATTGTTTTGCCATTTCCAGTCAATGCTCGGCTTCCGATCACCTCACGCTCCGCGCCAGCAGCCTTGTCAATCGCCTTGCTCACATCAAGACTCTTTGGGAATCCTGAGCCGTAGAGCCACATCAGCGTGTCGCGGATCTCAAATCCAGCATCCTCAATACCAGCTGCGAGCCGGTGATACATCCGCGTGCCGCCGAAGGCGAGCAGGTGTCCACCTGGCTTCAGCACGCGCAGCGCCTCACGCGCCCACTGCTCGCTCCAAGTCTGGAAGCCGAGCGGTGTGCCGAAGCCATCCCACGCCTTGCCCATAAACTCAAGGCCGTATGGCGGATCGGTGACGATGGCATCAACGCTATCCGCTGGCAGCGTCCTCATCTGCTCAACGCAGTCTCCAACGAGTAGCACTTAGACCTCCTGTGCCGCGTATTGCGCGCGGCGCTTGGCGTTGCGCGCAACGCGGTTAGCCTCATACCAGCGGCGCATACCGGCTAGGTAGCGATCACGATGACGAGCGTACTTCTCACGCTGGTATTGCCGCTCCGCCTCTGGCGTTCGATAGCCACGCTTCTTGACTGGCTTTGGTCGCTGCATTGCAACACCCTCAGTCACGCAGGCTCGACATACCAGGGCGGTTCCGTCGTAGAACTCCTCATCGGCTGGCCAGTCATCATCGCAGCCAAGACAGTGGCGCTCGTCCAGCTCACTCACTTGTTCACCCTCCTCACATACTCAATCCACATATGCAAGCGCTGTGGATAGCGCTCCAGGAATCCGATTGCTCGGTTGCATGGTCCGCAGAGCAGCGCCCTGACGCACTTGCCGCACGAGATCGGTTGACCCTTTGTCCTCTTGGTACCCAGACCTTCGTACTGGCAGCAGCGTGGGTCGTGATCGACCGTCACTGCTCTTGGCTCACCGAAGCGGAGTGGCTCCCTGCACGCACCGCACCGGTCTAACTGCGCCAGCCGTAAGGCCATGTACTGCTCCATCGTCATCCGATGGTTGTAGAGCGTGTACTTGAGCACTCGATGTGCTCGCTCTTCAGGAGTCTCGTTCTCTCTGATCTTCCTCAATGCCAGAGCACGAGCTGATGGGTTCTCTGACCTGACGCGCATTTAGCGCTTCCCTCCGAGAATCTCGCCTAGCGGCGTGAGCCGTCCAGAGCCAGAGCGTCTAGGGGATATAGGGGTTCTATTCTGTTCTCTCTCTCTTTCTCTTTCTCTGTCCGTCAACCCACCCTCTTTTCGTGCTCGGTACCTTTCTCCACGAGAGGTCGAGGTGGGGTCGACTTGATAGCGAGAATAGTTTGAGACGGCAATGACACCGTCTCCAGATTCGGTCAGGAGACCACTTTTCAACAATCCTTCCACACCCCTAAACAGGCGTGCGCCGATGACGGTCTTGAGGTGCTGTCGGTTCTTGAACACTCCGCCGGAGCGCAACAGCTTGACCTCACCAATAATCGTGATGAACGCGCGGAACTGCGTGTCAGTCAGCGCCGAGATCTCCGCATCTCGATGTGCGTTTGCTACCCACTTGAACCAAACCATCTAGTCCTCCGCTCTGTGTTAGTGGCTGGGAGAGGTGGAGGTCGCCAGTCTCTCCCAGCCGTAGATGATGCCGCTCAGATCAGAACGGCAGTGACTCTAGGTCGCTCTCGTTGCGCTCAGGCTCGCCGAGTGGCGCGGTCTGTGCGTTCACCCAGGCGATGCTGGGCTTGCGCTTGCAGAACTGGCCGCTGCTGTCCTTCCCACCACAGGAATAGAACGCGTTGTACTCACGGCCAGTCTTGCTCACGCCTGCTGGCTTGAACTGCCAAGCCGTGCGGTGCTCTGGGCATTCGCCCTCTGCGAAGAGCAGGGCGGCTGCGATCACTGGATCACTCGTAGAAACCGACGGCTGAGATACCCTCACAGAATCAACGGAGACCGCCCTAGGAGCCACGGAGAGGCTCGCTCCAGTGCCTGACGCATAAAGAGACCGCCCCACACCAATCTGGGCTGCACAGCGGCGCAGAGCGTCGGAGGCTGCTGACTTGTATGGCTCGTCATCCTGTGCGCTGTTTGGGTAGCCAAAGTCCTGTCGGACGGTGGTCACGCCATCGATCACGGCGATCAGTGTGCCGTGGACTACCTTGGCGGCAGGGTCTGCCACCTTGACCTCAAACTGCCAGCCTGCCAAGCCCAAGACATCGTCTAGGCGCTGAGCTACGGCTCGTGCATCTGCGTAGGTGAAGGTCATTCCGCCGCGCCCTGGGCGCTGCTTCAGATCCGTGCCGGTGAAAGGCGCTGCGAGCGCTGCTGCGATTTGCTTACTCATTCTCGTTCCCTCCTAATACTGTGACTGGCAACAACTTTGCGGCCGCCAGATTCATTGAGTCTGCCTTTGCTTCGTGACCACTATCAAAGATCGTTCCCTTCTTGACCTCCTCTGCTTCTGCCATATACGACTTGGCATCCCTCACCCCTAAGAAATACGCCTTAGGGAATCGCGTAAAGCTTGGCGGACCATTGCGGTCTTCGCCTGGTCCGAGTTGCAGATGCACAAAGGCGTAGTAGTCGACATCTTGGTGATCCTTGATGTAGTTGAAGACGCTGACCGGATCGCTCGGCCACGGAGCCTTGCTCCACACCTTGCTCTTCACCTCAACCTTCAAGCCGCACACCTCAAAGTCACGCTGTGTGATGTTGACAAACTTGAACGGCAGGCGCTCCATTCGTAGCACTGCGGCGAAGACGGCTTGACCCATCACGCCTGTCCAGTCGGTGTTGCCTTTCGCCTTCTCGGTACGGAAGCGCAGGTGATCGCTGCTCTTCGCCTCCTTGAACATCTGCTCCGCTTCGAGCAGGAGTGCGGTATCAACAGGTACTTCAATCACGACTGATCCTCCTTTCCAAAGACTCGGAACACGCGCGCCCCTGGCTTCTCTGAGGTGAAGCGTGTGACCGCCTCACCGTAGGTGTCTGGTGCTACCGTTCGCAGAACATCCGCGATGCTCTCCCAGTCCACCTTGACGCTGCTCTTGTTCTGCTTCCAAGTGGCAAGCCAGCCCTGACCCTTCACGCCTTCACCGTCACCGATGGCTTCCTTGATGGCGATTGCCATCTCCTTGAGTGCAGCGTCAGCAGCCTCTGCCTCAGCCTTCGCCTCAATGTAGAGACGAGCGATGTGATCGAGCTGCGGATCTGCCTTCGCGTAGGTGTTGCTGCTCTGCGGCTTGACCTCCGCGAGTGTGTCGCTGTCGTTGCCGGTCAGCGGCGGTGGAGTCTTGGTCTTGACCAAGTCCAGGAACGCCACGGCCTTATCGAACAGCATCGTCTGGTAGATCGGATCAGCCTCAACACGCTCAATGCGAAACACCAAGCCAGAGAGCAGGACTGCCACATCGGCGTACTTGGCACCAGTGACGAACATCTGCCACTGCACCTGGTCCACATATTCAGGCGGCACAGGGAACAACTGCCAGCGGTTGCTGGTTGAGGTCTTGATCTCTACCAGCCCCTCAGGATCACCAACGATGGTGCGGTCCAGCGAAGCCATCGCCCAAGGGTGCTCCTTGAGGCGAACAATGCCGTTCGACTTCCGCAGCTTCTTGCCAGTCTCGGCGGTGTAGTAGTCGGCGACCGCCTGCTCTAGCAACTGCCCACGCTGTGCCGCTGCTCCTGCCTGCTGCTCACCGATCTGATCAGTCAACTCTGCCCAGAGTCGGTACGCGGTCTTGTACGGCGACGAGCCGTTGATGGCCGTAATGCCGGTGGCGGTGATGCCGCCCTTCCGCATCTCGAACCACTCTGGGCTGCGCTGTGGCGCTGATACAAACTCGTAACGCTTGCTCACTGGGTCACCTCCTGCCGTGTCTTGCTCAGCGCCTTCTCTGCGGCGCGCAGTTTGCTCTTGGCTTCCGCCAGTCGCTCCTCGTCTCCGTTGCTGTAGATGTCTACGACCTTCTTCCAGTGACTGACATTGCAGTCAGCGCACAGGCGCTCAATCAGCGACGGCTTGGTCTCGGTGACCATCTGCCGCGCGCAGATCACGCACTTCCACTTCTTCATCGGATCACCAGCTCGAACAGGATCACCGCGATGATCCACGCCGCCATCAATGCGACGGTGAACTTGGCGCGCTCTCGCGTTCGCTCTCGGCGCTCTAAGCGCTGGTACTCCGATGTGAAGTACGGCCGCACGACCATCTTGGGCGTGCTCTTACGATTGACTTTCACAGTGACCCTCCTACTACCAACACGATGTAGATGCACGCGATGAAGATCGCGTACCCAATACCGTCAATGATTGCTGACTTCATTAGCACGCCGCCTGCGCTGCGTAAGCCGCGCGGATGTACGGCTGAATGACATTGATTTCATACGACGCATAAATGTCGAAGTAATCGCCGGTCAGCTCGTATGAGGCAACCATCTGCTCAAGTACGAAACCATCAAGCACCGTGAAGGCGATGAGGTACTTGCCGTCTCGGCGGATAGTCAGCCTCCAGCCGTTCTTGTATGGCCGGATGGAATAGGTCTTGCCATCGGTGAACTTGCCCTGTGTGCTCTTTGTCATCTTGACCTCCTTGTCAGTCCAGCCGAGTGGCTGTGTCCTGCCTGACATAGGCATCATAGGGTCAACGGTTCGCGGCTGTCAACCGTGTTGCGTGAATATCTTTTATGCAGGGTGGATAGCCCCTGGGTGGGGAGGGTCCACCCAGGGGAAGCCGCCTAGGACGGCTGCGACAAGTCCTCTAGAGCGAAGGCGATGAGGAGCCTGAGGCAGATGCCACACAGGAGCACCTGCTCAGACTCGACCTCCCAGACCCTGCTCTGTAGCTCACAGACCGAGCAAGTGCCGTAGGGGCGCTTGACTCGGACTGGCACGGCTTAGTTCTTCTTGAGGCCGTATGCCCCATTGTCACGATCTAAGGCCTTCACCACGATGCCCAGCCCTGAGGCGAGACCGGCGGAGACGATGGTGCGGAAGTCGCCACCTTGGATGTCCAAGAGTGGGATGCCCAGACCGAGCGCCACCGAGATGCTGACCGTGAGGAAGGTGCGGACAAAGTCCAGCGCGATCTCATCGATCTGCGTGTTCGCGGCGACATACTTGATACCTGCCCAGATGCGGTTCATACCCTTCTCCTTGCTAGTCGCAGCGGCTGCTGCATTGATGACGGCGAGACCGTCTGCGGCGATTGCGCCCCAGTCAGCCTTGCCGATCTGATCCAACTGCGCCTGTACAGCGTCAGGTGTCTTAGTACCCTCTGCCACCTTTCGTGGCTCTGCGTGGCTCCTAGGTGCCTCTACGGCGATTTTAGGAGCAGGTGCTGGCGTAGGTGCCGCAAGCACAACTGGCGTAGTGGCAACTGG